CACTATTAGAAGGTATTATATAAGATATAGCTCGACTATGACTCGTAGGGGTATCTCTAAATGATATAGGAGTAGTTCCTCCTCCTGTTTTTAAAATAGGATAAAATAAAATAGGTTTGCCAATGTAAGATTGTTGATTGTCATTTACACAAAACCCCCATTGAATAGTGGTTTGTGTTGCACCTGTTGAATCATCTATGTTTAAAAGTCTTTCAAATTGCATGTGTTCAAAAGGAGCTACTACTGAATATATTCCTCCATCTAAACCACCTTCTGCTTCATAACTTTCAGCACCCCATTTAGCTACGTTTAATTGTTCCCATTGTGCAGCTAAAAATGTTCCTAAACCTTCATAAGTAAAATTAATTTTTCTATAAGGCAATGCTACATCTACAGAGCTAGTATTTACATCTATGTATTTAGTAATATCGTATGTATTGGAGGTGGCATAGAACTCATCTAAGGTATCTACATATATACTTCCATCTTCTTTTGTATAAGCAACAAGATTAAACATTTTAAACAATCCTGTTAAAAAGTCTATTATTTTAATATCTGGCGTTTGTTGTGTTATAATAAATTCAAAATTAGTATCACATAAAAAAGAACCAGTTGGAAATGTAAGAGTTACTGGAGTCTCGTTTGGTTCATTATTAGTTAAAGTCCAAGTTATACCACTAAATGTAATTGCACTTGTTACAGTTATAATAACTGTCCACTCTCCAGCAGATACAGATGGAGAACCTAAATCTCCACCAGATGCATTACTAGAAATAGTTGTATTTCCAGATAAACCACTTGCAGCGTAAATAGATAATCCATTTTGCAAAACTTCTACTGCATATTTGGCTGTGCTAGTCGTGGCTAAACTTAATTGAAATAAAGTACTTGTATCAGAATAAGAAGCAAATTCTGGGCATACTGTTAAAGTAGATACACTACTCATTCCACCCCAAACTTCAGTAGCACCACAAGTAAAACTACCACTTGAACTCCAGCCATTAACAGAAGTTGGAAAAGTTTCTACTTGATCTCCATTACCTACTCCTCCAGATTTTCTGTGAAGCCACATAAACAAATCATAATAAGGTTGGTTTGTATTAACAAAAAAATCATTGCTAAAAGAAATAGAAGGATAATTAACTTGTATTGCCTGTATAATTCTATCTACTCTTAAAGCATACTTTAAATCAGAAAACAACACTCCATGATCGTGGGAGCTTCCTGTATGAAAATATAAATTACCAGTATCATTTAAATGTGCAGAATTATCACTATTATAAAACAATCTTGATTGCGTTCCACTTGCTCCAGAGGTTATTAAAGGGGTTACAATATCATTGGTTGATGGATCAACTTGAAGTTTAGCTTTTATATTTGTAGAGTTATAGTTTAAACTCAATGTATCTAAATCACTTAAAGCTGATAACTTATCTTCTCCTAACACATCATTAAGAGCTACTGTTTCTCCATAAAATACAACTTTGTAAGAGTAAGCTTTATTATCTCTCATTGCTACAGAGTTCAGCTTTACTTTTCCAATTTTATAATCTACTCCGTTTAATTTAAGTATAGCACTTACTCTAACTCTAGCATCAAACCCTCCACTAATTTCAAAATTGTAATAGTGTTTGAATATCTGATTATTAGTAGAACTTGCTGGTAAACTAAATTGTTGGCTGAATGCAGTAAATACTTTAGCTACATCTTTAGCATTGATTATAGTATCTGTTATTGTAAGGCTCTCATCCTTAAACAAATCAACTCTGGTATTACTTATATATAGCTCTACTACTTGCATCTATCTTATGTTATTAATTGTATCAAAGGCAAAACTCACATCTATTGTATAGTTTATTAAACTATCTGTAAGACTTGTTTTATAAGTGATTTGTTTATTTTCTATATTAACTCCTAAAGTTTGACCTTCGTAATCTATCCACACTTTCTCACTTAAAAATAATTGTCTAAAGACTTCATTGTAAGATTCAGGATAGTAATCACTATTTAATTTTAGAGTTTGATTACTATTTTTAGTAAGTAGTTTAATTTGTGGATTATAAGTATTATAAGTTCCGTTAGTAAGTATATTAGACTTATACCTTTCTTCCGTTGTTGCCATGCTTAATATAGAATTAGCAAACATCCATATTTCTTGATATGCTCCAAACTTATTTATAAAGGTTAATTTGATTGGAGTGTACTTACATTTCTCATAAGACTGTATATTTATAGTTGTCGTTTTAGCACCAGTACTAATTTCTGCTTGATCTACATTAAAGTTTCCTGTATTTGTTACATAAGTAATTTGGTCTTGAATATTATCTTGAGCTGGAATGCTAACTGTTGAAACTGATGATCCTTGATATTTCCAAATTAGACTAGTAGCAATAGTATTATCAACTGGGATTGTTACTGTTTCATTGGTGTTTTTTAGTATTCTAGTATTGGATTGTAATACAAATTTATCGAGAACTGGATTAGCTCCATCTTCAAAATATCCATAGCCATAAAAAGCTCTATTTCCTAATACATCAACTGGAGTTTGTGGTGTTGTATTAATTGTTTCTGTAACCCTATAATCTACATAAATTGTAGTAGCTTCAGAAGTTGTTACTGGAGGAGTTGGAAATGAACCATCAAATAAAGCAGTAATATAATCTTTTATAAGTTCAGCTATTTCAAAATTAACTTTAGCATTTATAGCTGTTGAGTTAAGTGTATATTGTGGTGCATCTTGCCAATCTGTATTAGCTTCTCCTGTATATATATCTAATTCTAGCTTTGCACTTGTTAAATTAGTAGTTGCTAAGTTTATGAAGTATGGACTTCTTACATTAATTTTTGCCATTAGTTATTTCTTTTTATTTTGTAATGCTATATTAAGTTCTATTAGTTCTTCTACATCTTTAGCAAATGCAGCTTCAAGTAGTGGAGTATATATTTCCACTCCTTTTAAAAAAGGTTTAGTAAAAAACATAGTAGGTGCTATTCCTCGATTGAATATATTTTTAGAAATTATATAAGCTATACTATTATAATTGCCTTTGGCAAATCTACCAGTAGAAACTCTTTTACCATCTACTGTTTTATATTCTCTTAATCTTATATTTTTTTGTTTTGCCCATGCTCTAATTTTACCTTGAAAAGAATTCCAAGTTCCACTAGATGATCCACTACCAAATCTATATGGAGATCGTGGAGCTTGTTGCCCTGTTATTTTAGCATTAGGAGATACTTTACTAGGATCATTTCCTCGAACTCCCTTATCTACAAAAGTTGCATAATCAACACCATAAAAAGTAATTTCATAATTATTGTCGGACTCTGTTAATTCATAGTTAAGACTATTAAACAATTCTCCTCCTCCTTTTTTGTCTTTAGTTAATTCAGCTCTTGCACCTTGTATAACATAACTTCCAAACTTTCTAAACTCAGCCGATAGTTCTTTTAACATATAGTCATATCATTAGGTACTAATACATTAAAAGTTGCTGTAACACCAGCTAACTTATTTTCGAAACGATCAACAAAAAACTCTAACTGTGGATTACCTTCTAGCTGATATTTCTCTACATATAAATCTCCTCTTAGTAATAACTCTAGTAATCTATTGGCTACAGCCATTTGCGTATTAAGTACATCTTGCTCATTGCTAGTACCTCTAAAATCAGCTGGTATGCCTTCTGGAAATTCTTTGCTCTCATCTACTATATCCATGCATAATACTGATACTGAAAAGTTCCATACATTGCTCTGCATTGTTGCTCCTGAAATCATTACATGAGATAATGGAAATATAGTTTGCTTATTTAAATCTACTTCAAAAATATCTCCATAGGTTACTGTATTAACAAAAGCATCTAACTGTAGAGTTTCTCTTATTTTGTTAGATAGGTTATAAAATCCTTGCATATTATTTAAATTTGTTTTTAATCATTGTATTCTCTAGCTGTATTTTTTCCTTTTCAAAAGCCAAATACATTAGGCATTGATGAAGGGATAACTTTGTAACCTGTTCAAATTTTGTAATGTCGCCTTGAGCAAGTGTATAGAGTTCTGAATAGCTTCCCCACTTTCTGCTAAATCCACTCCTTGCATCTGTGCCTGTTTGATCTCCTTCTCCAAATAATTCGGTATAGAGTTCAGCAATGCGTTTGTTAAATTCCAAAAAAAAACCATCGCTCCAAGTACTACATCAAGTGGCATGTTTTTCATCATCTCACTATACTTGTGGCTTCCTTCATAATCTTCTATTAAGTATTTAGAGTTTAGCTTTTGTTTGACTGGTCTGAAAAGAACAGCCATAGCTTTATGCATATTTCCCCAATCGTTTATGTAGTTTGTAACATCTTTATTTTCTCCATAGGTAATATCATCTAGCTTTGGAATAAATCCGTATAACACACCCTTCATTTTAAACGTAGGAATGAACTCATGTTTTTTATCAAATAGCTTATTTATAATTGCTAGTAGATTATCTACATCCTTATCTTTTATCTTGCCTAATTCTTTAGTATTAATGTTCAGAATGCATTTGAGCATATCATCATTATCTGGATTTTCTTTAATTAGTAACTCTTGATAGTTTTTAAGTTTAACCTCTCTAAGAGAACTAGGAACAGATACTTCTACTTGCATATACTATTTTTTTATATAACACAAAAAGAGCCATGTTGTATAACACAGCTCCTTTCATACTAAAACAAAACAAAACAAAATCTATATTAAATCGAAATCTCCATTTTTGAAATCTTCGTAATCTTCTGCAAATTTCTGATTTATAATATTTTTACCTTTTTTTAGAGTATGGAATATATTAACAGAGCTGATTTCTGTTTCCCTTGCCATACCTCTTATGCTTAATGGAGTATCTCTATAAAGCTCGAATATCTTTTTATCGTACCAATGCCAATCATTAACAACTAAATCCATTTTGTTGCATAATCTACCAAATGCAATTTCTTCTGTAATAGTATCTATTATTGTAAATTTTTCTAAATCTTTAATTTCAATATAATCTTCATCTCTAAAGAATTTTTCTATTTGTACAGTTCTAATTTTATTCTTGGCTTTTATGTAGTTTATAAATATTGATCTAAGAACAAAATACATATAGCCTTTGCTAACTTTTCCTTTTCTAATTATCTTATGTTCACAGTTATACTTATTTAGTTTTATATAAGCTTCTGAAACTATATCCTCACTATACATACCTCCTCCTAGTGATACCACCATAGCCACCCATTCTTTATGATGTTTATATATTTTAGTAATCCAATTCATATCATTTTAATAAATATTGGAGCAAAGTCTTTTATTGTGCTTATCTCTTTTATGTATTCATCTAAATAAATCATAGAGTTATCAAAGTCTAATTGTGTTTCTTCATCGCCAATCTTTAGAAGTATATTAATGCATTCCCAATAGTTGTAAACTACCTTTTTAGGAAAGCATGTAGTAATGCCAATTATAGCATCATCAAAGCCTTCAGCCAAAACCAAAGTTTCATCTTCACTCAAATATTTTCTTTCATATAGATTAGAAAGGATTTTAAAATCATCATCCTTGTTTGCCATCTTCATTGTAGTCTTTAGTTGCTTTAGTTAAGAACTCATCAATAGCATCTACCCTTAGAGATAGTTTTTCTATAGCTACAAATAGTTGAGCAGATACGTTTTCAATTATTTTAAATCTTTCTTTAGTAGTGTAATTCTTTTTATGACTCATACTATAAGTAAGAGATATTTAAAAAGTGTGGTCGTGAAGTATTAGTTGTCTTTTACTAAAGGCTTAGTTAAAGGAGGGTTTGAAGTTGGTGGCATAACAACTGGTCTGTTGCTATTTGTATTAGGTGGTCTTATAATAACAGGAGGATTATAAAAGTATGGTCTTAATAAATTGTTGTCGTAATGTCTATAGTAATTGTTATAGATTTTTGGTCTTAAAGAATTGACATCAATTAATATTGTATCACCAGTAGGAGTTACTCCTATTACTTTAACAAAGGTATATTCAGTTGTATGAGTAGCACAAGAACTGATTAGTAGTAATAATATTAGTAATTTTTTCATTTGTTATTTATTAAATTAATAAATGTGATACTGCCCTTGATTTGGATTCTGAAGTTGATACGATATAGAGTATCTAAGTGCATCTAGTAAATGATTAAACTTATCTATTGGAGTTCTTGATTTCTTCTCAAGCCAACAGTAGTTGTTTAATTCCTTTACTAGATTTAAACTATTAGAATCAATTACCAAGCCAAAGTCTTGTAATAGACTTATTCCAAAAGTTATTGAGCCTTGCCCTTTGATTGCTGGAACTATATTGCAATCTCTTGAAAGTTCGCTTATAAGTCTTGGCTCTGCTGAATCAGCTACTATTAAACTATCTCCAGCAAACCTTTGATTAAGATGTGCTATTTGTGAAGTGGTTAAATGTGTTTGATGAATACACTCTTTAACATATATAATTTTATTTGCTTTGTCTATGCTCGTTTGTACTAAGGTTGTAGGATCATTACTAAAACCAAAATCTTGTCCATATA